CCATGCCTTTACTCTGTGCGGGCGATTGGCATTGTTCGCGCGGCGATTATCCGCACGAGGCCGGTGCCCAAAATAGTCTTCAAAGTCTGCGAGCCCTTGGGCTGCTTTTGTCTTGTCGCCAAAGTCGGCATCTGGAACCGAGAAGGCTCGAAACCTTACCCACCCGTCCAGCTTCCGGTGATGAGTGGCTGCAATTTCCGGCTCGTCCGAGTCGTCAACCATCTTGTTTTCTGGAAGCCTGTAGCACTCCAGATACAGCACTGATGCCGTTTCCACGATGCGATTCAGCGTCAACGACTTGTCATCATGGATAAACGCTGTCGGCCTTGCCGTTGTATCGCGCCAGTCGCGATACAGCCGGTCCTGCTCGTATCTGTCCGTTGGGTCAAGGTGATACGTCTGGCCGTCTTCAACGATTCGCGAGGTGCGTATCTCGATGATTTCTGGTGGCAGATCAAGCTCAAAGTCGCCGGCAACCAACGGGAAATCAATCGTCTTGCGAAGCAAATTGCTTCTGATGGCAGCCTCTTCGACTGCCTCATTGAACCATCGGACGAGGTTCGGCGTAGTCATAAGCGGGTCGCCGTTGGCGTCCAGCTCATCCTGCCGAAACGCATCAATCAGCTCGCCGAGATTCACGCTGCGAGCCCAAACTGATGAAGAAGCCGGATCGCTTCAATGCGCAGGTTTTCAACTGACTTTCGCTTGTCGACCTTCTGCTGGAAATTCTCCCTAACGAACGACGCCAGCGCGTCGGCCGGCATGGTGCTGATGGCGTCCAGGGCCATCTGAACATCGTCAGGCGTGTCGCTTTCCTTAGTTGGAGCCTTTGGCTCCGGGAAAACAACAGTCGAAACCGCTTCAACCTTGCCTGCCTCAAACACATCAGGATGGCGAAGCATCTTGAGCGCCACCACGACGTCAACCAGCTTGTGCTGGCCTTTCGCCCATTCTCCGGTGCCGTAAAGGGTATCCTTGTGAATCTCGCGGCGCCCGATATAGACGATTGTCTGCGTGTCTCGCATTTCACTCCCTTTGAAGTGCGCCGGAAGCCCGAAAGCCCCCGGCGCGGTGTTGCTTACACCCCGACCAGCGTGCCCTCAACCACAACATCAACCACGCACACAGAGGCGTGCGCATTGACGGCGTTGGTCCAGATCAGATACGCGTCTTTCGGCAGCGTGACAGGGCGGACGGCCGTGTTATTCGCCACCTGGCGCACAGCGGTTGCAGCCGACGTACCAGCAACGACGAAATAATCATCGTCCTGCGGAACGGCGGTTACATCGACGCCGTCGACATAGGCAAAGCCGAGCTTGTAGGTGATGCCCGCCGTTGATCCATCGGAAATCAGCACCGTCGCATCTGCGAGCTGAAGTCCAGCCGGGAGAATGCCGAGACGAATGACGTCGGTAGCCCCAACAGCGGCTGCCGGCGTGTCCGAATCCACGATGTAACCCGATGCGTTGGTCTGGAAGCCATAAATCTGCGACCAAGCATTCCCGAATGCTCCAGCGTGCGAACGCTCGTTGCGGAGGTTCTTTTTAGTGATAGTTGCCATTTGTCAAATCTCCTTAGACGCCGGCCAGACGAACAGCGGTATCGAATACCGCAACGCCATAGTCGGTGTACTGTTGCTCGGAACCGTGATCCACCAAGAAGCGGATCTTCGACCGGCCGGCGATTTCGCCGACGACGTATTCGCGCTGATTCTGGAAGTCGGTCACTTCTTCCGCGGTGAAGTAGCTTCCGCCGCTGCCGTTGTGCCGACCAAAGCCTTCAGCGACAGCCTGCCCGCCGAGAAGGATGGCGCGGTCCACTGCGTAGCCGGCGCCAAGCGCGGGGATGGTGCCGGCCGTCTCCGTCGCCGAAGTGGTCGCTGCGCACCATTGCACCGTATCGCCGGGGTAGAAGCGGATCGGCTTGGGCATCTTGATAATCAGGATGCCGCGCCACATCAGCGCATCGCCGAGGAACACCGGGTTATTCTTGGCAAGCTGCGCCCGAGAGTGAGCGTTCGCCTGCAGGGTGCGGAAGTTGGTGCTCTGCACAAAGCTGTTGTACTGCTCGGCCGACACCATCAGCACGCGGACCGGCGAATCCTGAGCGGCTTCGTCACCGGGGAATTCAACGCCAGGAATCGGAAGCGTCATGCCGTCTAGCCATGTCGCGATGCCGTCGACCACATCGGTGTTGAAGACGTCGGTCGTCGCAATCGTGTAGCCGCCAGTCGGGACTTGCTCAAGGCCTGATCCGGTCGAGAGGAAATGGCGGTTACGGGTCGGTGCGCGAACTGTGTTGACCATGACCTTCGCGAAATCAGCGTGGCTGGCAACAGGAACACACCATTCGATGTTGTCATGGAAACCACGAGCGCCGGCCAAATGGGTCAGCGTTGCTTGGTCGGAGAAGCGCTCCAGAGCCGACAGCGCTTGGTCCTGAGCCAGCGGGCGCAGTTGGTGCGGGGTACGCTGCTGAGTCATGGCGCCACCGGCAGACACCGGGAACCTGGCCTGATTGATGCGCAAGCGGTCGGCGGAGAAAGTCATCGCCGCGCCTTTGCCTTGCGCCCATTCGTCACCCATGATCGGAACGGCCTTGATCGGGTTGACGAGGTCGAACGTCACCTCGTCTCCGGCAGCCTTCGAGAGTTCCTGAACGCGGACAATCGGCATCTTGTTGGTCGAAGCCATGCGGATATTGCCGCTGGCGTCGGCCTGCTTGCTCATCTTGCCGGCCATGCGATTGAGGCCGGTCTTGCGCTGCATACAAGCCGCAAAGAGGCCGACCGATTGGATCTTGACTTGTTGGTCAGATCCGTATGCTACGGAAGTAGTGCTCATTTTGATGCTCCTGTAGAGGAATTCGCGCCATCACGGCGGGAGTTGTTTCGGTGTTACATCTGGCGGGCCAGCAAGGCGAGGATCTTTTCTCGCGGCATGTCCATCATCTTGTCCTGCATTTGCTGTGGGGACATTTGCCCAATCGCCTGCATTTCGTCCGTTGGCGGAGTAGGTGCTGACGGGATTGATGCCATGCTTGACGGCACTTTCGGCTTGGCCTTGGCTGCGGCGATTACCTTGTCGGCCTTTGCTGCTGCGTCGGAGAGGTCCGTCTGGCTGCCGCCGTCCATGCCGAACATGCCGGCCACTTTTGCGACAGCATCAGAGAGCGCCGTGGCGCGAGGGCGATCATTGGCGTACATCGCACTGAGCGCCTGAACTACGGCGATTGCTTCGGCGTTGGCGGTTGGTTTGGTGTGGTCGAGCGCCGGATATTTGGCAATCAGGCTTTCGGCAGCGCTTGCAATGGCCCGCTGCTCTGCTTGCTCGTTGGCTGCGGCCATTGCAGCGGAGAACTGCTGCTGCGCTGTCGCCTGAGCTACGCGGACAAGCTCTGCGTCGATCTGGCTTTCAAGGTCTTCGACCAGATCCTCGTCGTCCAGCAGCGTTGCATCGCGCAGCTGCTTACGAAGAGACTTCAAATCGACCTGCTGCGACTGCTCGAACGCTTCTCGCTTCTGCTGAATGGCCTGCTTTGCCTCTTCGGCCTGCGCTTGCCAGAAAGCCGCGGCATCGCGCGCCTTTTGCAGCTCGTCGAACGGGATTGTGTGCTTCCCGTCCTTCGCCAGTACCACAGCCTCTTCTGCTTGGCCTTCAGCCTCCTGGCCTTCGTCTCCCTGCTCTTCGGTTTCTGCTGTCGTTGAATCGGCGTCGGGCGCCTCGCCGGCAATCTCGCCCTCGACCGGCTCGCCGTTGGCGAGAAGCATCCGGTCTTCGTCAGACAGTTTCTCGAATTCTTCAGGGTTAGCCATGAAGTAATCCAGGTCTTTCATTTGTCGCTCCATCTACAGGATTTGCGCACCATCACGGTGGGCTATCCGTCACATATCGCTTGTGCTGCGGGCGAGATGCAAGCGGGTAAATCAAATGCTTGCCCTTTCGGGGAAGCTCCAGGTTACGGATTGCGCGCCATCACGGCGGGCAGAACTTTTATACCATGCTTGGTGAATGAAACTGTTATTTGTCCTGCTTAAGCGCCGCGCATGACGGAGCCGCTGCGGCATATTCACTTGCGCACAAAATAGCGATGGCGTCCTGGGTCAATCCGAGTCCTGCAAATGACCGGGCGGTTTCTCTCAGCGAGCAATCGCCGTCTTTCCATGTGCCTCCGAATACCACGCCAAACCCTGGCCCCGATCCGCCAACAGACACACCGCCCATACAAGGCGCGGTTGGGGCGATATTGCTGGCCGATGCGTCAGGGGTGTTTCTGACGGTCACAGAACCGCTCTGAGCGGCTGCAGGCGCCTCGTTATACGTCAGGCTTGCCGTGCCACCATTGCCAATTCCGGCGCCGCCTGATGCGTTACCGCCGCTTGCTATGCCAACACCGACAGATGCCGACCTTGATAATGCCGCCGCGCTCGATGATGTGTGCGCGTATTGCATCTGACTTGAGTAGTCGTCAGCCAGTGCAGGCAAAGCCGACAGCATGGCAGCGGCGATTACCTTGCGCATGTCACCAGTCCAGCCAAACGACGTTGGTCGCCGTTGAGGCATTCATGACGCGAGTGCCGCACACATAAAGCGTTGTGCCTGCAGGGACAGCGGCGAAGGTCACATCAGCGCCGTCAGTACCGGCCTGCTTGAGCACGACAGAGCCGGCTCCACCGATATAGAGCGCCTTGAATTGCAACACCGTTGAATCGCTCTTTGTGACTGCTCCGTATCTGGTGGCGGTTTCTAGCAAATAGCTCATTGTCAGACTCCTGATTGCTCGATGCCGGCATTGAGTCCGACATCAGGATTAGCCGGGAATAGCGGCGATGTGTTTTGTGGGAGGTCGGCCGCAGGAACTCCAGCAGGAACAGGCGCGATCAGTGGCGCCGCGTCCTTGTCTGGCATCCCTGCGGACCGGAGAATCTGGTCAGCCGACTGCGCCAACTGCGGCATCATGGCGATCTCGTTCGCCGCACGGGTGGCCGAGAAGAAGCCCTCGACTGCTTTTGTCGCAGCCTCTGCCGCCACTTTGCTGACTTGCGCAT